TCATCTTTCCGCTTCATAGGCACGCAGATACCAACGCTGAATTTCAATCAACATAAGCGTAGTCTGGGTTGCATCCTGGCGAAGCTGCCCACAACCTAGGGGCTCCACCTCATCTCTGAAGGGAGCAGATGCAATGTCGGAGGTGCCATCAGTAACTCCTTCGGAATTTGTGGAAACGGCGGACAAACCGTCTGAACTGGCTTCGGACTGGTCGAACACCCGCCCAGCCACCAGAGAACGGTTAGCCAACAAACTAGATTTCTTGCGGTAGTCATCAGAGATCTCCTTCGATATTTGGTTTTGAACATGAGCCACATCGGAAGCGTGTTGCTCTTGCTTTGCTTGTGCGATTTGCACGATTTGTTTCTCGACATCCCACCGGCGCTGCAAACGGGATTGCCCCATCTGCAGGCCTAGTAAGAACGCCATGAGAAGCAGCAGTCCCTTGAGAAACAAGGATTTATTTAATTCGAGGAACGCACGAATCCAGCTCATACGCCCTCCCCGTCCAGTGAAGCCAGGCGGTAGGTACCAATCAAGCGAATGAGCTTGTCGGCATAGTCAGGGTCCGTGGCGTAGCCTGCTTTGAGGAGCGCACGCGCAAAGGTCTGCGCCGAGACACACAGGAAGCAGTCTTTGTAACGAGGGTTGCGTTTTAAGAATGCGGCATGGTCGTCAATACTCGCTTGCCATGTCGGATACTTGCGCCACTTCGCGGGCACGACGACCCACTGCCCTCGTATGAACTCCTTGGTGTCAAGCGTCACGGTTTCACCGCGCCACATGCTGTCGGCCTTAATCCCGAAGAGGTTCTTGGCCGTCTTGGTCAGCCCTGATTCACCCCAGCCAGACTCGAGTGCCGCTTGGCTCACTGTGATACTGGCTGGTACGTCCGTGGACTTGTGGCAAGCCCGTGCGGCAGGCCCAATGAGTGCAATGAAGTCTTGTGGTTTCACAGCATCTCCTTCACATCTTTAGCTACCTCATCAATCGAGGCATCGCGTCTCTCCACGATGAAGTTAAAAATCCACCGCACCAATGCCCAACCGGGTAAGCCACAGGCAAATATCAAACCGCCCATGGCACACAGCCCCGCCGTTGAGAACGCCCAGTGATGAAGCTGGAAATACTCGATCGTGGTAGCACCACCTCCAATGCTTGAAACCACCGTACTGATCAGTCCCACTGTCCACTCGCGCTTATCGCGTGGTGGCGTCATGAGCATGACTACGACTGCGGCAAGCGTTGCACCACTGGCTGCGGCAGCAGCCGTTCCACCAAAGGCTTTGTATGCAGCGGCGGCTCCAGCTACTCCGCTACTCGTTGGTTCTGGCATTCCTTAACTCCCAAAAAAATACCTGCCTGAATCGCTTCAAGGCAGGTTGTGAACAACTCGTTCGTTTATGTTTGATCGGCGGTGTGAACTGCAGGGCTTTCTGCCACGCAGGTCACCTCCACCAAATCAGCTCGTGGCTTGACGCTCATCACGCGCGCCATCTGGGCCCAGGTCTGCCCCACCCCAAAAGCAAAGTGAGTTCGCTCCTCACCGCCCCCTGTTTGGATTTCAACGCTCGGCGCTTGTTGCAAGACGGCATGCCGATCAGTCACTCCACGCGTCACACCCATCGGATCAGTCACAGAACCGTCCAAGCGCCTGAGTGCGATGTAGTGATTCACTCCCGTCTGCCAAGGCAAGCGTTCAGAACAGAACAACACCTTTGATGTGCCGTCCCAAGACAAGGCTTCTCCACTCACGCCCCAGCTGGGCATGTCATGGCTGATGGCCACCAAGTCGCCATACGTCGGAATAAGCCCCTCGAGCTCTGTCCTAAAAGTGATGATTCGCCTGCGGTACCGATTGGCTGCGGCGATGTACTTTCCCTCTCGTGCGGCTTGCGACCTGTCGGTACAACCAAAGAGCTTCAAGCGCGCAGGTTTGGACAGAGTGGAACCAGCAAGTGCAACCGTGATCTCGTCAGGCTTCCAGCTCTTGGGATTGAAGTATTCAACGGTGACCGCATCCGCAGTGGCATCTCCGGGCATCACATACTGAATCTTCAAGCTGCTGCGAACGATGTTTCGGGTGGAGAACAAGGCCACAGGAATAGTCTTGGGCTCATCGCGAACAATGCGCACGATGCCGCCCTGCAGGAATGGCACAGCTCGACCCACTCTCGCAATCTGCCCCATGGCGTCCCAGACGGTTAGATTCTGATCAAACACACCATTGAACGTATCACCACGACCAGACCACACGCCATCCAGTCGAGCCAATGCATTGAGATCAATCTTTGCATCAGGCAACCCTGCCCCATAACTCGCACGCGCTGCATCAGCAAATGCCCAAGCAATCGAGCGGGTGGCTTGAGGTGCACTCCAGCCCGTGGTCTTTGACCAAACTGGCAACTTGCGCGTGACCAAGCAGTTCACTAAGCGGGATGACCGTTGCGACAAGTTGTCCGTTGCGCGCATGCGCAAAGCCAACAAAGTCAAATCAGAGGGCAGTGTTGGATTGACCAAATAGCCTTTGGCCTGACCCCAACGAAGCTCATGCCCTGCTCGAGTGCTGGTGTCCTTGATATCCAATCTTTGAACACGCACTTCGTAGCGCCCTGCACCAACCCCATATTTGTAGGTTCTTCGCTGCGCCGTATTGGTCGCAGCCGAATAGGACTCATCCGCAAGATGAATCCATCCCGAGATGGCATCCCCATCGTCGTTGATGGTTCTTACCTCAACCCGCCATTGAACGGTTCGGCTATCCAGTGTTCCGCCATCAGTCGCGTAATACAACCCACGCATCATCACAACATCGATGCCAATCTGATTGACCTGAGTGCCTGCAGGATTAAGTGCGAACGGGCCAATGATGCTGCCGCCCGTATCAGCAACGGCAATCAACTCCTGCCCTGTCACTTCAGCAGCCGTCACCACATCGTTGTTGAACAAGGTGTTTTGACCACCCGGCTCAATGACTTGAGCCTGCACCTCTTCAAACGATGCAATCGGACTGTCATCAATCGACAGTTCTTCAAACTGGAAGTGCCCAATGCCGATCACATGAAGTTGGTGCAGATACTCCTCATTGTCAACGTACTCCGTATAGGGCATCGCTGCCAAATCCGGATAAATCAGGTGCTGACCGTACACAACAGGAATTGGCTGCGACAAGCGTCCGTAGTTGCCACGGGCCTGCAGCGAGTAGGTAGGACTTGGGGAGGATGAACTCGCGGTCGCGTTAGGCAGGCTCTGATTAGGTAGCGGAACTAACGCGCTAACAATGATGGAACCCGTCACTGCAATCGCAGTCGATGCCACCGAAGTAGCCACAGCCCCTGAATACCCAAACGATGCGGCCAGCTCAGCGCCATAGGCATTGGCCACCACCAACACGGCAATCATCAAAACCGTCTGCAGGGGGTTCTTGCCCCCTCCTCCGCCACCCTGCGGCAATGACACCAGTGCGATGACATCTCCAGCCTCAATGAGGGTCACGCAGCGTTCAGCCATCAGCACAGGCTTACCATTCTTGAGCACCAGCGTTGGTTGCTCAAAAACGATCTGCTCTTGGTGCATCCATTGGCTGATGGTTGGATTGCCCTGAACGCGATGGATATCACGCTCATGGGGATCGAATGGGTTCCGAAGCCAAACTACGACACCGTCATTGCTGCTTGACATGGATCACCTCGAAATGAATAAAACCCCTCGACACGCCAACCGTGACGGTCAAGCGCCCACAGGTCCTGAAACACCACACCCACGCTTTGCGCGCAATGCAACACGCCGCCACCATCGATGTCAAGCCAAACACCGACATGCACCGGATATCTGGACTGCCGCATCAACAGAGCATCCCCATGCTTGGGGGTGGACACGCGCTGCCAGCGTTTTCTCTCGGCGTGCTCATTGAACGTCTTGAGCACCACACGCAGACTCAGCGCATCCACAGGGATAAGTGGAAGCTCATGACCGAAGTAATTTCTCTGCACCCATAAAAAAAGGCCCCAACAGTCAAATGACTCGGGACCTCGTGCACCTGCTATCCATGGACGACCTATGTATCGGTGCGCCCAGTAACCATCAGTTGGTTTCATGTCATCTCCGTCACCGAGCCAATCCCGGGAACTCCGTCGCGGTGTACAGCCGCCCTGGAAACGCCTTATTGCCGATATCAACCATTCGTGCTCTTGCGGTCACTCGCATCACATCCGCCTCTACCTCGGTCAGTACCAACGTGATGGGAGGGTCCATCTGCGGTCCCTCCATGTCGTTCGACAAGTACGGTCGATAAGTGACTTCGATGGAAGCTTCGGACTCGGACGCCGCATCAAGGTGTTTGACGATCTCGCGTGAGACGTTATCCAAGGTCAGAACGACCTCAGGAACCGGTGCAATGTCTACAGGCGGCAAATCCAAATCAAAGCCCATGGCCACAAACCTCACCATCTGACTTGGGTTCAGCGGAGCCGAGGGTTCGAGGCGTGCAAAGAGGTCTTGTTGATCTCGAACAACCCGGATGGCAGTTGTCACGCCTGACTCATTTTTAAAGTCTGGGTGACGTAGCTCCAAGGTATGCAGGATCACCACATCCGAAGGTGAACTCGCGTACGCCTCCTTCAACGCGTCACTCAACGTCACATCAGGCATGTTCTACCTTGATGGGAATGACTCGACGCTCTTTGACTTCTGAGTGCTCACTGACCAAACCGAAGATGTCTCGACGTTCCAGCGGGAAGTCACCCTCGATGTAGAACGGGAAACAGCCAGTGAGGAACTCAATGCCAGCAGCCATGAATGGCACGTTGTCGGCATACGAGGCATCACACCCGGCTTTCCACAACGGACCATCCAAGAACATGCAGGAGCCTTTGCACAACTGAAGCACAGGGCAGCTTGAACACTCTTCTCGCTTACTCCAATGCGTGGCGCTTCGCATCTTGACTGCTTGTAGCTGCGAGATGTGACCAATCTTGTGCGACTCGCCATTTGGAGCCACCGCCGCTGCACTCACGTTTTGGCAAGTGAGCACATTGCCGTTCAGATCGACCGCTAGGTTGTCGGTACGGTCCATGCCACACTTTTGGCCCAACGCACTGGCAGGACGACCTTGTGCCACAGACTCCACAAAGTCCATGATCTTCTTGCGAGCAATGTCAAAACTACTCACAGCACCTGCGCGCAACTCTTTGAACGCATAGGCACTGAAAGTGATCCGCTCGACTGAAGTCTGAAACATGGAAGCCAGTCCGCCCTCGTCATACGGGTCAATGAATGCGCCCTCGCCAATGACGACATCCTCGCCGAATCGCTCCCGTAACCAAGCCTGCACATGCGCGCGACTTGGATTGTTGGCGTGGATCATGGCGTTGATGCTGATTCGACCTTCAGGCTTGAGGCGTGCGTACAGATCAAAGATAGCGGCACGCTTTTGTGGATCATCCAAAGGATCAGTACCACGCGCGTGATAACCCGGACCATCGTGCGACAGCCCCACAGAGAATCCCAACCGCTCAATCCATGCGTTCTTGTCCGCATCCAACAGACTGCCATTCGTAATCATGCTGAACTGTGCCTTGGGGTACAGAGTTCTCAACCGCTCAGCCAAAGGCTTCAACGTCTTCCAGTAAACCAACGGCTCACCGCCCCAGAACTCAATGCGCTCTGGAGGTCCGATCAGCGCATCAACCAAGGAGCGAAGAAAAGCGTCAACGTCTTCTGGATTGGTTTGATCGGCATGCGGGACAAACCGTTGTGAACAGTAAGTGCAGACGTAGTTGCAAAGCAGGCCAAGGCTGATCTTGAGCACTCGCACATTACCCTTGCGACCGGGTTGATCTTTGGCAACAACCGTCGCATCACGCCAAGCGCGTACTTTGACTGGAACGACCGACTGACCATTGCTCCAAGCAAGGCTCGAAGTCTGGTTGTTGTAGACCAGCGAATCTTCTGTGCCATCTGGCTTGATCACATAGATACGGAACTCAGCCATGGATGCGCTCCACTTTGATGTTGAAAAGAATGTTCATGAACGGTTGCTCCCCAAAGTAGGTTTTCTGAAAATGAATCGCTCTGGCGTCAAACGCGATCAACAGACCGCGATGAGGTTTGATCCAGAACTTGGAGGGGGACTCCCAAGGCATCAGCAACCCAGCAAACCCAGACGAGCGCCAGGCAGGGTTGCAGATGGCAAAGCCGTTGGGAGCGAATTGATTGACCTGCGGCATCAGCCCAAGCGCAGCGTCAAGCTCAGGACCAAATGGGAAGTAGACCGCCTGCACTTCACATTCGTCTTCGTCGTTGTGGGGCATGATTTCGACGCCACTCGCACGAACGACCTCTCGCCCTTGCACATGCACCACTCGCCCGTTTGGACCCAGCAGCTCCTGCACTTTGGACAAAACTGCTGTTTGCAAGGTCTGACAGCGTGGTGAATGTCCATCAAAGATGTTGTGGTCTTTGCGTTCCCAGATTTGATCACCTGTTTGCATGCGTGCGTTCAACTGCAAGAGCTCCTCATAGAGCCCTTGATCAAAAGCTACATCCATCCCAAGTGACCAGATCCCTGTTTTAAGAGGAAAAAGGTCAAGGATCATGGAACGCTCACCACCAAGTCATCCGTACCGCTGAAGTACTTGAAGCCAACTTTGATCTTGACTTGGGTGCCAGAGCTCAGACCGTCTGTTTTGAAGACCGTGCTCCCTGTGCCATCAACGGTCATCACACGACGGTCACGTAAAAATCCAGCGGTTGAATCTAGGTAGACCTCAGCATCGTGGTTGGAGACGGGCTGGCCATCAGGCTCTTCAAGTCTGAAATTGACAACCAGACCTTCATCCGATTCAACACTGGGTGTGAATCGAACCACGGGCAAAGACTCCATGCGCGCCAAAGCCAATGTGACACAAGGCTCTGTCTCCAAGACCCCTTCTGTTTTAACGAGCACAGGATCGAACACATTGAAACCAAGCAACCAATCTGT